CATAGCCATACGCCGTGGCCCGATGAAAGTGCCTACGTTGGGAACGAGTGTGTTTAGTCCGATAGCTTACACAGGTAATAGCGTAGGCAACACCACAGTTCAGAATTTAACAACAAGTTTTTCGGGTGATACTGTAATTATTCAACAAAGAAACACACTTGGAAATGCCCCATTGGCGTTTGATAAATTGCGTGGGAGTACACAAGGTCTTTACACAAGTAGAACATCTGCTGAAGAAAATATTGCCGCTACCCGTGCTGGTCAATCTGTTGGTTTCAATAATACACAAACAGTCTTGACAGGGCAATTTACTGATTTTGGAAATTACAATTATTTGAGCGATACATTTGTTGGCTGGAACTTCAAACGCGCCCCCAGCTTCTTTGATGAGGTTTGCTATACGGGGCCGGGAACGGTAATGACGGTAAACCATAATTTGCAAGTTGTGCCCGAATTAATGATTGTTAAGCCTAGAAGTGCTTCCGGTGATTGGATTGTTTATTCTTCAACGCTTGGAGCAACGGCTGGTTTATATTTAAATTTGCCAAATAATAAATACTTTAATTCAAGCAATTGGAACGATACTAGCCCAACTTCATCTGTATTTACTGTTGGCGCTAACGGCGATACAAATTTTGGTAATCGCACCTATGTAGCCTACCTCTTCGCAACCTGCGCTGGTGTATCCAAAGTTGGCTCATACACAGGCACAGGCACAACAAAGCAAATTGACTGTGGCTTCACAGCAGGGGCTAGGTTTGTACTCATAAAGCGCACTGACTCAACAGGTGATTGGTATGTTTGGGACACAGCACGGGGCATCGTAGCAGGTAACGATCCCTATCTTTTATTGAATTCAACTGCTGCTGAGGTCACAAGCACAGACTACATCGACACCTACAGCGCTGGCTTTGAAATAAGCAGCACTGCGCCAGCAGCCATCAATGCTTCAGCAGGAACATTCGTGTTTCTTGCGATTGCCTAGACTTAAAGGAAAAACAAAATGCAAATCAGAACACAAGACGGTCAAGTAATGTACGAGGCAGAATTTCGTGCCTACACAAAAGCCAATGGCGGTCCTACATGGGAAACAACAACAACTGAGGTGTTAGAAGCCTTGGGCGCTAATGTAGTCTTTGAAGGCCCACAAGCCACTGGCGGCACGGTCTATCAGTACTCCCAAGCTGCTGGTGTTGAGCAAGTTGACGGAAAGTGGTACACCAAGCATGTGCTTGGCCCTGTCTTTACAGATACACCGGCAACAGACACAACCCCTGCCCAGACTGCTGCCGAACAAGAGGCGGCTTACAAATCTGCCAAAGACGCAGAGCAAGCTAAGTCTGTTCGCACCAGCCGTGATGGAAAGCTGGCTGAGACTGACTGGCGCTATCGCCGTGACCAGACAACGACACCTGAGTGGGACGCATACTGCCAAGCACTGCGTGATGTACCAGCACAGACAGGCTTTCCTTGGACAATTACTTGGCCTGTAGCACCATGAGCCAAGTAGACGCAACCGATGCCAAGCTAGCAACGCATGAGGAAATTTGCCAGATGCGCTATGAGGCTATCCAGAAATCATTTGAGTCAGGCGGCAAGCGCATGAGCCGCATTGAATACATCTTGTATGCCCTAATTGCTGTGACGCTGCTTGGCCCAGGCTTTGCCGCTGAGATGCTCAAAAAACTGCTTATGTAGGCGGGTGCAATGATTGATCCGCTAACAGCCCTAGCGGGTATCCAGTCAGCCATTTCTCTAGTCAAGAAGGCAGCGGCTGTAGCAAACGATCTCGGCAGCTTGGCTCCGATGATTGGCAAAATGTTTGACGCCAAGAGCGTAGCCACAAAAGCTATGCTTGAGGCCAAGCGGTCTAAAAAAGGCTCAAACATGGGGACGGCCCTCCAGATTGAGATGGCTCTGGATCAAGCCAAAGTCTTTGAGGAAGAGCTAAAAATGCTCTTTATGCAGACCGGCAAGGTAGATGTGTGGAACAAGATCAAAGCCCGTCAAGCAGAGATGGACAGGGACGATGCCAAAGAGATTAGCGCCTTAAAAGCAGAAGAAAAGAAGGCCAAAGAAAAAGCAGACGAGATGACCGAGATAGTTTTGGTCATAGCTATTATTTTCTTTTTGATGTTCTTCTCCTTTGTCGGTGTGAACGAACTCATAGACTTCTGCCAAAAAACAAGAGGGTGTGTGTAATGTGTTCTCGCTACTTAAATGGTTTGATGTTGGCGATGACTGGCGACTTGGGATTGATCGTTTTATCAAGTGCTGCGCTGCTGTTCTTGCAATTAACTGGTTACTAGACTTGCTATATATCTTGCCAGCCGATAATTCCAAGCAAATCATCGACTTTCTAATTTCTAAAAACCCTTTGTAGGAATTTTTATGCTCTCACTATTCTCGACTCTTGGCGGTCTGTTGATCTCCGGCTTGCCCAAGCTGCTTGAGTACTTCCAAAACAAGGCCGATCAAAAGCATGAATTGGCACTGGCCCAAATGCAGACTGAGCGCGAGCTTCAATTGGCCGCTGCGGGGTTTGCTGCGCAGGCACGGGTGGAAGAGATTCGCACAGAGCAGGTGGCCTTGCAGACCGAAGCCAAGATGGCCGAGGCTGAGGCTGGAATGGTGCAAGGTGCGCAAGAGCATGACAAGGCAGTTCTGGCAAAGGCATCAACATGGGTGGCCAACTATGTGGGAACTGTTCGCCCCACGATCACCTACATTTTTGTAATTGAATTGGTTTGTATCAATGCCTTCTTGTGTTTCTATCTCTGGCAGCACCCTGGTCTGATTACCAGCATGGATGATGTTTTGCGCTACACCGACATCATCTTCAGTCCCGATGAGATGGCCATGCTGGGCGGCATCATTGGATTTTGGTTTGGCTCCCGTGGCTGGACTAAGAAATGAAATTGAGCAAAGCTGGTGCTGATTTGATGCATCGTTTTGAAGGCTGTAGGAGTAAACCCTACCTGTGTCCAGCGAATATCTGGACTATTGGGTACGGGCATGTGCTGTACCAAGGGCAAATCAATTTGCCAATGGTCAGAAAAGAAGGCTACGCTGGGCTAATTCGTAGTGAGCATCCATTGCAATCGGAGGACAACCGTGCTTGGACAAAAGAAGAAATCAATTCGCTATTCGCAAATGATGTACAAAATTTTGAGCGTGGTGTTTTACGACTTGTTCCCAATTGTGCTGGGCATCAAGGCCGCTTTGACGCTTTGGTCTCTATATCCTTCAATTTTGGGCTAGGTAACTTGCAGCGCAGCACAATCCGAATGAAGGCCAACCGAGGTGATTGGGAGGGTGCAGCAGAGGCTTTTATGGCTTGGACTAAGGGCGGTGGCAAAGTACTGCCAGGGCTTGTCAAGCGCCGAGTGGCCGAAAAAGAGTTATTTTTATCTTGACTGATCAATAATGATGCTATGGCCAACAAGAAGCAACAATTAGAAGTCCCATCGATTCCCAGCTTGGGCTTTGCCCCAGAGGCGTATGAGCGCCGGTACTTTGGGGAAATCAATGGGTCATTGAACGGCTACTTTAGAAACCTTATCAGCACGCTGGGTGCACTGTTTGGGATCAGAGGCGGCAAGTTCTTGAACAATCCCCACGGGGCTTTTCAAGACTCAACCGACCAGGTGGCGGCCAATACCACCACAGCCTACCCAATAACATTCAATACAACAGACTTCAGCAATGGCGTGACGATAGCCAGTGGCTCCAGAATCACTGTGGCCGATAGCGGAATCTGGAACATACAATTTTCCATTCAGTTTACAAATACAACAAACGCTGCGCAAGATGTAGATGTCTGGTTTCGGGTCAATGGCACAAATTCAGCAAATTCAAATAGTAGGTTTGGCTTTGCACCCAGAAAGGGTGTTGGTGACCCGTACCACACGATTGCGGCCATGAATTATTTTTTGACATTGAATGCAAACGATTATGTTGAAATCATGTGGAGGACAACCGACATTGGTGTTCAAATTGAGCAGTACGCTGCTGGAACAAGTCCGACACGCCCAGCAGTGCCATCGGCCATTGCGACAATTAGCTTTGTGTCCAACCTACCGACAATCTAATCATGTACATACCCATCAAACTGCCCCCAGGCGTCTACCGCAACGGCACTGAATATCAGTCTGCTGGGCGGTGGCACGATGCCAACCTTGTGCGCTGGTACGAAAACACGCTCCGGCCAGTTAACGGCTGGAGGGCAAAGTCGGCGTCAACTGTGACCGGCGCTTGCAGGGCAATCATCACTTGGCGCGACAATTCTGCGGACTCTTACATCGGCCTTGGCACTCACTCCAAGCTGTTTGCAATGGATATTTTAGGGGTCTTGAAGGACATCACACCAACCGGATTTGCAACTGGCTTTATTGACTCCACCTCCACCACTGGCTACGGCAAAAACCTTTATGGCAGTTTTGCCTACGGCGTGCCACGCCCCGACACTGGAACGGCAAATGTGGCTACAACTTGGAGCCTTGACACTTGGGGCGAATACTTGGTGGGTTGCTCTGACCACGATGGCAAGATTTACGAGTGGCAGCTTGGCTTTACAACGCCGACACTGGCCGCACCAATCACCAACGCACCGACCAACAACAAGGCTATTCTTGTGACCGCCGAGCGATTCCTGTTTGCCCTTGGCGCTGGTGGAAACCCTCGCAAAGTCCAGTGGTGCGACCAAGAGAACAATACCCTCTGGACGCCAGCAACAGACAACTTGGCCGGTGACTATGAATTGACAAGCTCCGGCACACTGATGGCTGGCAAGAGGGTCAAGGGCATCAACCTGCTGTTTACCGATGTTGATGTGCATACAGCGCAGTATGTCGGTGCGCCATTTGTTTACGGGTTTGAGAAGGCTGGCTCTGGGTGCGGATTGATCTCTGCCCAAGCTGTGGCCGCTATTGATACGGCAGCTATCTGGATGAGTAAGTCGGGCTTTTGGATTTATGACGGCTACGCCAAACCACTGCCATGCGATGTCAGTGATTTCGTTTTCAACAATATCAACCTAGACCAACGGGCAAAAGTCCATGCTGTGCATAACAGCAAGTTTGGTGAGATTTGGTGGTTTTACCCAAGCAATGCAGGCATTGAGAATGACTCCTATGTCACCTACAACTACCGAGAAGGTCATTGGGCCATCGGCACATTGGCGCGGTTAGCAGGCACTGACGCTGGCGTTTTCACGCTGCCGCTGATGGTCGATGAGGCTGGCGAAGTCAACGAGCATGAGGTGGGCTTTGACTATGACGGCGCGACACTCTTTGCCGAGTCTGGGCCAATACAGATTGGCAATGGCGACAATGTTATGAGTATTCGTGAGGTAATACCCGATGAGCAGACCTTGGGCGAGGCTGTAGTGTCGTTCAAGACCAGGCTTTACCCAACCGGCACGGAATCCACATTTGGACCATATACGGCAGCCAACCCGACTTCTGTCAGGTTTTCTGGCCGGCAGGTCAACATGAAGGTGACGGGTAATGTGCTGGCAGATTGGCGCATCGGGGTGATGCGGCTGGATGCGGTGGCCAGCGGTAAGAGATGAGCGACCAAGAGCATTTGCAAAGGCTGCGCCATCATGTTGAGGCTGCTTTAGAATACTCTGGTGGAACACACTATTTTGATGATGTTGCCGAGATGGTTTTGGATAACAGGCTGCAACTGTGGCCAGCCAAAAACTCGGTAATACTGACAGAAATCATTGTCTATCCAAGGCTGAAAAACATGCATGTCTTTTTAGCTGGTGGCGACCTAGATGAAATCTCAAGAATGCAGCCGTTGATTGAGTCTTGGGGCAAGTCAATTGGCTGCACACGGGTGACTTTGGCTGGCCGCAAGGGCTGGGCAAAGACATTTTTAAAGGATGAGGGCTACAGTCCACAGTGGGCTGTACTAGCAAAGGAGCTATGACATGGCAACAATGGAAGAGTTATATCAGCAGTATTTGTTGACCCAGCCTGGTGTGGGCGGTTCACAAAACAGATACAGGGACTTGATCTCACAGACTCAGCCTTTTGTCAGCCCTTATCCGGCTTCAAGAGGGCTGCTTGCTGGCGCTGCTCCAGTAGTGCGGAAAATCAATCCTCTGGGAACTTACAGTGGTAATACTGGTGGCAGTGGCTCCGGCAGTGGCTCCGGCAGTGGCTCAAGTGGTGGTGGTATGACAACACCATTTGATAGCATGACACCAGCACAACAAGCTGAGTTTTACGCTGCAAACCCAACGCTGGCCGGTGTAACTCAATTTGGCCAAAAGATTTTTGGGAATACATCACTTGGTCAATTGCAGAATTACTTTGCCCCTGACGTTGTGCGTGATCAAGGTTTGATTGCAGCGGGAGTTGATCCAGCAGCTTATCAGGCAGCGCTACTCGCTAACAGAGGCAGTGAACTTCTTCAGGGCAGCAATACAGAAGCTGATTTTTTTGATACACGGGATCAATTTGTACCAACGCAAGAACAGTCTAAAAAAGACTTTGAAAATTATATGGCGGCGGCTAGTGAAGCTGCTTACTATGCAAATCCTACTCTTACAGTAAAGACTCCTGATAAGTATCAGGGTC